GAGGGGGCTCGGGCACGGCGGAATTGCCGAGGAACGCGGCGATAGGGGGAGGATCGTTAGAGCTGGAGAAAATCCGGCCGGGCATGAGCCGGGAAGAAGCGGAACGGGCACGGGAAGAGATCGTTCGGATCGCCTCCCAGCTGCTGGGCAGCCGGTGAAGGGGGCAGAAGGCGCACGGAGGGGTTAGACGCGGCGCCCGGGGAGGCCGCCGCAGAAAAGGAGCGAAGAGGTAAGAATGCCTGCGATTACATCACAAAACGTAGCCAATGCGATTGTCAAGCTGGTGGCGGTGGATGCGCTGCCTGCGCTGATAGGGAACCTTGTCATGGGTAACCTGGTCAATCGCGATTTCGAGCCGACGTTAGCTCAGGCCGGGGATACGGTGAACGTACCGATCCCGCCGACGCTAGTAGCGAACAACCTGGCGGAGGGCGGGAGCGTGCAGCCGCAGAATCCGAGCCTGGGGAACGCACAGATCGTGCTGAACACGCATGCCGAGGCGACATTCCTGGTGCCGGACGTGACGAAGGTGCTGGCGGTTCCCGATCTGCTCAAGCTTTACATGCAGCCAGCCATGGCTGCGCTAGCCGAGAAGATCGAGACCGACCTGCTGAATCTGTACGGGCAGTTGACGGCCAACACGCCGGTGGGCACGCCGGGGACGCCGATCACGGAAGCGGTGGTAGATGCAGCGGAGACGGCGCTGTTCCAGGCGCGGGTACCTGCGAGCGAGCCGAAGTATCTGGTGGTGGATGCAGCGACTTACTCGCAGTTGCGGCAGATTCCGCGATTCAGCGAATACCAAACGGCCGGCGAGGCGGGGCTGCGAGCGCTGGTGGACGGGACGGTGGGGAAGATCAAAGACTTCTATGTGTTCCGTTCGCAGTTTGTGGCCAAGACGGGCAGCTCTCCGGTGACGACGCACAACATTGCGTTCGCGCGGAACGCGTTTGCGCTGGTGATGAGGCGGCTACCGCAGCCGCTGCCGGGAACGGGCGCGATTGCGGAGTATGCCGAGCTGGGTAACTTCGGGATGCGCATCATCATGAGCTATCAGCCGAATACGCTGGCGCAGCAATTCACGGTGGACGTGCTGTACGGCGTGGCGGTGCTGCGAAACAACTTTGGGGTGCAGGTGTTGAGTTAATGGCGCGCGGGTGGGTCGGGAGCGTGCGCTTCCGACCCGCACCCGCGGGCGAGGAGGCAGAAATGGATCTCAGGGCGTATTACCGAAAGCTGAGGGAAATCGAGGCGAGCCTGGCGGAGGAGTATCCGGTGGTCGTAAGTCAGGAGACGCCGGACGGAGGGAAGGCGGGAGTGCGAAACGAGGTGCCGAGGCCGGTGGCGGCGCGAATGATCGTGGAGGGGAAGGCGCGGCTGGCAACGGAAGAAGAGGCAGCGGAGTACCGGCGGCAGCTGACGGAGGCCAGGCGGCGTGCGGAGCAAGCGGCTGCGGCGAATCGGATTCAAGTGACGGTCATTCCGGAGGCCGAACTGAAAGCGTTGCGCGGGATGCTGGAGAAAGGGCAGGGTTGAGGAGAGAGCGGGGATGGCACTTTTCACGGACGGGGCAGCGACCGATCTGGAGGGCTTGCTGGCTTACGATTCGACGGTGCTGGAAATGGCGCGACAGGAGGGGGTGGATCTGGGGGTGAAGCTGAAGCTGGCCTGGGAAGAGCTCGGGATCGAGCTGACTCGCTTTCTGGTCGTGGCGGGCAAGGGAGATCTGGGACTGCGGAACATTTCAGTGACGGCGCCTCTGGAGAAATGTCATGCTTTTCGGTCTCTGGCGCTGGCTTACTCCGATGCGGCGCACCGGCAACGAAACGACAGATATCGGGAGCGGGCAAAGGAGTGGGAGAGACAGGCGGCATGGGCGTGGGAGGCACTACTGGATACGGGGGTAGGCATCGTAGAGCGTCCGGTGGAAAAGGCGAGCATGCCGGCGGTGGAACTGGTGGAGTTGAGGGCGTCGGCTGCAACGTACTGGGTTCGAATCGCATGGATAAGCAGTTCCGGATCGGAAGGAGCGGCCAGCGAGGCGTCTATGGTCAGTGCATCGGAGAACCAGGGCTTACTGGTGACGGCAAGGGGGGCACCGGAGGTAGCCGTGGGCTGGAACGTGTACGTAGGCTATGCGGCGGACAAGTGCGGCAGGCAAAACGTCCAACCGCTGCGGGTTGGAGAGAGCTGGCGACAGCCGGCCGGGGATCTCGCCGAGGGGCTGCCGCCTGGGGTGGGCCAGAGCCCTGACTACTACCTGAGACGCGGCGGCATGTCATCCAGGGGCGGAGGCCACGGGCTGGACGCGCCGGGACTACTGTTACGAGGTTAGAGGCGAGGGAGTCGGACGATGGCGGCGTTAGGAAGCCAGGCGACGAGGCGAGCGGTCGAGCTGCTAACCGGCGAGGAGAGGCTGGCTGAGGAAGTGTCCCGGATCGCGGCGAGGTATGGCATGGAATTGCCCTGGCTGGGTGTGGAGCAGGTATGCGCGCAGAGTGTCAGCCACGAGCTGGCCGAGAAAACAACGAGCATCAAATATCCTCGGGTTTATATCTATTGCGAGGGGCTGGCGAATCAGATCAAAGAAAAATTTCGTACCTTTTCCGGCAAAGTTTATATGGCCGCGGAGATAAGAGTCACGCATGACCATCTGGAAAAAGTCACGGACCAGCTTCTGGGCTATGTGGAGGCGGTGACCAACCTTCTGGAGCGGAGTCGGGGTGTGTGGGGGCCAGGTCTGTACTATACGGGGGGCTACAAGGTGGAGTTTGGCGCAGTCAAGCAAGGCGGCAAGAACTTCTTACAAGGGGCGAAGATCAGATTTGAGTTGGACGCGAGTGCGGAGTGATGGTGAGAGGCGCGTGAGCGCGAGGGAGCGAAGAAATGGCGGGTTACGTCTTGTCTAGTGCGAACCGTTGGTACGTTGCGCTCGAGCAAAGATACGGGGAAGTGCCGAGCGTGGGGGCTGCTAAGCGCATTCCGGCGGTCAGACTGAGTATTCGGCAGCAATGGGAGAAGCGGGATCGGCGTGACAAGAGAGGGAGCCGTACATTCGGGGGATGGCCGAACGGGCTGAGGAAGCGGACGAGTTTCTTGCTGCGGACGTACATGACAGGTTGGGTGGAGCAGAACGTTGAGCCTGGCTACGGGCCGTTGTTCCAGGCTGCCTTGGGCGGGCGGCCGGAATTTTTCCGAGGGGGCCCATTGGCGGCGGGAAGCACGGAGACGGTGGTGCGGTTCAGGGAGCCGCACGGGCTGGAGCCGGGGCAGGCGGTAAGGGTCGGCGATGAGCTGCGGTTCGTGAGCGCGGTAGTGGACGGGCGGTCGGTGATTCTGAATGCACCGCTGAGCCGGGCTCCACAGGAGGGGACGCCGGCAGGCACCACCGTGAGTTACCGGCCGGCGCTGGAACTGCCCAGCGTGAGCATTTACGACTACTGGACGCCAGCAACGGCAGTGCAGCGGGTGTTGTGCGGCGCCGCCGTGGATGTGTTGAGAATCCGCGTGAACGCAGATTATCACGAGTTCGAGTTCAGCGGAGCGGCGCGGGACGTGATCGACAGCGCGAGTTTTGTCAGCGGGCAAGGGGGGCTGGCCGTCTTCCCGGAAGAGCCGGGTCCGGGGAGTTTCGACTACACGGTGGTACCGGGAAATGTGGGTCAAGCGTGGCTAGGTTCGGCGGCCCAGCGCTTCTGGACGATTACGGAGGCCGAAGTGGTTTTGCAGAACGACCTGGAGTTACGGGATCGAGAGTTCGGGTCCGACGGTCTGCAAGGGGTATGGCCAGGAGTTCGGTCAGTGACCCTGGAGTTGGAGCTTTATGAGGTTGACAACCTGGCGACGAAAGAGCTCTATCAGGCTGCACGGCAACGATCGCCGATTGGAGTGATGTTCCAGTTAGGAGCCTTGCCCGGCCAGATTTTCGGCCTTTGGCTTCCGGCCTTGACGCCTGAAGTTCCGGAGTTCGACGATTCCGAAAACCGGCTGCGATGGAAATTCAGCGGATGTCGGGCCCAAGGAACTGTTGATGACGAGATGTACATCGCGTTCGGATAGGGGAGAGCGCCATGGATTACCAGAGCTTCCGAGTGATCGAGTCGAAAGTCTGTCCGGGCGTCAGTCTGAAGGTCCGGAAGGTATCCTTCGGGAGGAGAATCGAACTGCTGAGGCAAGTCAGCGAATTAGCGGCGAAGGCAGAGTTTCTGCAAGCGGGTGGGGATGATCGGGAGAAATTGGAGGCGGGGCTGCTGGCGAGCCAGGTGAATCGGATTTACCTGCGGTGGGGTCTTGCGGGCGTGGATGGCTTGACGATCGACGGAGAGCCAGCAACGCCAGCGAAGCTCATCGAGGAGGGACCGGAGGCCTTGTGCGGGGAGGCACTGATGGCGATCAAGGCAGAGTTTGGCTTGAGCGAGGAAGAGGAAAAAAACTAATTCTCGCCTTCCACTTTGCCATGTCGGACCAAGCCGGGTGGGAGTGCGAGGAATGCAGGAGAAACGGCTTGGAGGAGAGCCGGGGTTGCGCCTGGATACAGCAAGGGGATGCG